CCCCGATGCAGTCAGTAGCTCGCTGGCGTTCGACACTTTCCAACGTACATCAAAGGTATGGCTCGCTGCGCTTGGCGAATCAATGTAAGTAAGCGCCACAATTTCCGCGTGACTGCCACCGACAGCGGCTGTTCCAATCACGTAATCTTGGCTGATCTGCACCCCGTCTCGGAAGAAACCGAATATTCCTACATCGTTAATCTCGGCAAGGGTTAACGATGTTGAAAACGTTAACAGTACCTTGTTACCTTTGGTCGTGATTGTTTGCGTCATTTCGGGAACGACGGCATATGTGGTACTAGAAGTCGTGGGGCCGCTTGTTGTTCCAATCCCATTGCTGATGTTTTTCAACAGCAAATTACCGTTCGCATCCACTGCCGCATTTTTCTGCGTTGTGGAGGCCCACGCAGCGCGTGTGCCATCTGGAACGTTGTCCAGCGACTTGTTTAGATGTATAGCCTCGCCGAAGTCGATGAGAGGCTTCCCCGAGCTAACGCGGCTTGAAAGCGGACGTGCATACGTTGAGCCGTCGGGAATGTTATCCAGGTGCTTGTTCGTGTAGCCCCGCGAAAAATCGACCGCTGGCGCATCGAGCACGCCGGTATGATCGATCACTCGCGTCCCCCCGCTCATCACTGCAATCATTGAACTCGCGGAACCTGGATCGGACGCTGCTGCGCCGATCCAGAGGAACGTCGAATTCATGCTTGGAGTGAATCGCGCTGTGGCATCCCCGACAAAGCTATTTATGTTCGCGTAGACGTCCCACGATTGCCCGCTGCCGACGCCGCCCGTGGCCACAGCCTTCAGTGCCAACAATGCCGGTTGATTTCCTCCTTCCGTGTAGAAGTACCCGGCGCAGTTCGGGCTGGAAGCGGTATTGCCCATGCTTAATTGCGCGGTCACGCGCCCGATCGTATTGATGTCGGCATTGTATCCGCTGGTTCCGTTGACCTCGATGACTAAACGGCATCCTTGCTGCCCGCCACCCGCGGCCCATGTGCCCAGCTTGTACCATCCAGACGACGCTCCGGGATCCGGCAGCTTGAATTGCGTTGCGGTCACGTTTCCGGCCAGCCCCGTGCCCGGCGTCGGCGCCTGGAGAGTCTGCTGCCCCGGAGCGACATCGGGAAATGCATTCGGCATATATTCGAGCCCCACGTAGTTGATCGGCCCACTGGGATCGTAGGTCGGCTGCAGCACCTCGAATTGCCTGCCACCGTGTTCCTCACTGATCGATGGATCGATCGTCACCACGTCGCCTGGCTCGACAGCCAGTGAATCTTCGAAGCCGGTCAGTTCGTACATCCACGGCGCGTTATACACGTTGTTCGCATCCACGTCGTCGCCGAGCTGCCGCACCAGCATTGCCTTCAGGATGCGCCATACGCGCTCGGGCGTATTCACGCCGAGGTCCAGCGCCAGGTTCGTGACCTTCGGAAGCACGGAGAGCCCCGCGCCGCGCACGCCAACGGTCCGCTGGTGGGCTTCGTGATCCAGCACTGGATTCGAAGTGATCGCAAATCGCGTCGCGTCGTCGCTGCTTCCCGAGGCCAGGCTGTAATCGCGGTAGGTCGGGCTAAGCCGGTTCGTCGCCGCGCGAAGATTGGCCGACTTGTATGCTTTGAAAGAAGCCGCCTGAACATTGTCCGACGTGAACGTGAAGACAGAGGCCCGCGGCTGATCGGCGTAGAGCGAGAGTTTTCCGTTGCGCTCCAGGATGTAGCTGCGGCACATCAGTAGCATTTGTTCGAGAGCGCGATCGGCGGTCTCATTGTTCAGGTACACCACGCCGCCGTCGCTGAACCGCTTCTGTCCGCCGGAAAGTACGGCATCGTAGTACGTCGCGGCGGCCGAGAATGACGCCCAATCGAACCGCGCGAGCTCCGCGGCGACAAGCGGCTGATTTATTTTCCCCTCGCGAAGAACGAACTTGCGGATCAGGAAATCGCAGATGATCCAGCCCCAGTTTTGAGTCCACGCGAACGCCGTCTGATTTCCGCTCGCGTCGAATTGCCGCACCTGCATCGCCTGGTAGTCGGCCAGGACCGTCAGCTGCGCCGACGGCGCCCCCGGATCGGGAGCCACCTTCAGCGCCAGCCACGCATAGCGGCTGAACGTGATGGGATCGAGCCCCCCAGGAATCAGCGTAAAGAACTGGTCGACATGCTGGTCGCCGCCCGTCGAGTTGGCCGTCAGCCCATTCCCGATTTCGCCGTCGCCTCCAGGATGAAAATGCACGGTCGTCGCTGAAGGCAGCGTCACGAGCTTGCTGTTGATCCATAGCCGCAGAATCGAATCCCAGCGGCCTTCGCCGAGCATGTAGAACGCCACGCGCGTTTTATCGGCGAGCTCCTGCTGCAGGATCAAGTTTCCAGCGCCGCGCACGAGGCCATAGGCCAGCGTCTTCGGCTGATCGAGGAAAGCCGTCGAGAGATCGAATTGTGCCGCTTGCGATGGCATCTATAAGACCAAACGTCCCCCGCGGCGGCCGCCGGGATCTCCGCTGCCACCCCCACCACCGCCTCCACCACCTGTGCCGCCGGTCCCCACGCCCGTCGGCCCATTCACCGTCGTGATCTGCGGCTGCAAGAAAATGATTCCGGGAAAGCGCTCCGTCACGCCGCGCGTCACGCAGGAAGCCCGGTCCTTCGCGCAGGAACGATAAACGACGAGGAATACGCTCGTGCCGTCGGGCACCGTCGTCCATGCCGGCGAGACGGTGAACGTCGTCGCCGTGTTGCTGGCGATCGCGCGATTCTGCCCGGCGCCGGTACCGGAAACGACGTAGACCGCCGCATCCATATCGCCGTTCACTGTCCGAGCCAGCCCGCTATTTCCGATGGTCGCGCTGGAGAAGATATTCGCCGTCGTCGCTGCGACCTTCATCATGCCAGGCCCGGTCACGATGAATTTGCTCGTCCCGTCCGGATTCGTCGTCCAGTTTGTTTTCAGCGTGAACGTCGTCGCGATATGCGAAAGCACAAAACGCTCTTGGCCGGCGCCGGTGCCGGAGAGGATCATCACCAGTTCATCATTGAAGAGGTTCGGCGTCAGCGTCAGCCCGGAGGCACCGATGGTGTTCGCGCTGAATGCTGTCGCAGTCGTCAGCGGAACGAAGAGCTGCCCGCGCCGATGGCCGCATTGCGGGGAGTTGAACCTGAAATTGCAGTCGCGTGTCTGCGTCAGATCGCATGTCGAAATTTCATTCGGCTGGAAGAGCTGCAGCGTCCGTATCGACACGATTTCCGGCTCGACGTTCGGCTCCTTGAGGAAACCGTGGAACTCAAAGGGCGCCCCGTCCAGCGGCAGAAACCAGGGCCGGTAGATCACATATGCGCCTATGAATTCTCCTGCTTTGAAGAGCGCCGCCACCTCGCGGTCGATAGTGTTGCCGCTGAGGTTCTGCAACCTAAAGTCACCGCCGTCAGATATAAGCGAACGCGTCATCTTGATCGTCGGGGGTTGCGCGATCCATGGCTTGTAGAGCTGCTGCGCGCCCGTGAGCCGCGAAAGAAACTGCCCTTCGAAGTCCGACCAGAAGTAATTCGTTCCGTCCCCGCGCTGCACATCGAACAGATGCACGCGATGCATGGATCGGCCGGCCTTCGCCAGCTCTGGCGCCATGCCCGCCGGCAGCGTTCTCACTGCATCACCTCGATGACGTTCACGTAGCAAAAGAAATCTGAAGAGGAGGCATTCTTCGTGCCAGTAACTCGGGCCTTCACCCTGTAGAGATCGAGTGGGAAGCCAAACATGGATAGGCTGTCGAACACCTGTGCGGACACGAGGGACGAAGCGTTATAGAGGTCAATTACCGGCGGAGGAGCCAACATCGCAAAGCCGTCCCGCACGCGCGTGCAAGAGACTTCGACCTTGCCCAGATTGTTTTGCTTCCGCGACCAGAATCTGAATCCATAGCCGAAGTAGAGCCATTCTCCGACGTCGTTCGTCACGTTCGAAGCGTAGTCGGAGGTGAGGCCACCGCCGTTGAGCTCGAAGAACCATCCGCTGCCGCCCAGCTTTACCAGGTCTTCCCCGAAGCCGTTGCGAATCGGCAGGAACACGGCATCGCGCGCCCAGTTGTTCGGGTTCGCGAACAGTGCCAGTCCCGGCAGCTCAATGAAGCGGCCGCGGATGTTGTATTTGTTGTTTCCCGCTGGGCTGAACGTCAGCGGCCCATCGAAGCGGCCGCTGAAATAGCGCCCGCGCTCCCAATCCGCCAGCGTGAAGAAGTCGTTCTTATATTGCTGCTCCCACTGCTGAAGCGCATTCTTTGTCGCCACATCGCGCCCGCCCCAGGGCAGATCGAAAATGCGGCCGCGCGCCATCTGCGGCCGGCTAAACGGCTTTCCCGATTGCGCCTGCCAGATGGAGCGCGTCTCCTGGATCGCTTCGGCGTACCCATAGTCGAAGTTAAGCAGGCTGGTCGCCGTCGGATTCAGAATGTTCTGCTCGCTCACCACATGCCTTCGTTCTGCGCGCGCACCAGCTCTTTCAGCACCACATCCGTGCCGCCGGCGCGCATATAGTCCTCAAAGCTTCTCTTGTCGAGGGTGTTGATGTTGATGACGACGCCACCGCCTCCGCCCGAGTTCATGCGATCCAGGTTTCCTCGCCCCAGCCAGCTGACGGCTTCCGGCCTCATCACATATTCGCCTTCATGGAGAATTGCCGGCACGGCGCCGCCATCGGCAAAGTGCATCGCCGTCCCCGCGAACCAATCAGGAATCCCGCCGCCGGCCGCGGCGCCGACTAATCCGCCCATGCGGAATTGCGCCGGCCCAAACGCGATCGCCGCGCGCCGGTTGCGTTCGGCTTGCGTCACATCGATTTCCTTTTCCGCTTTGTCGATCCACTGGTCGACGTGCCCCACGCGCGAGCGATCGATGTCTTTCACGCCAGCCTGCTTCAGCGCATCCACGCCCTGCTGGCGAAGCGTTTCGAGCTGCGACCGCGAGCTCACCCAATCAATCTGGAAAAGATTGTAGCCATCCTCGATCGATGCCGCCTGGCTCTTGATGTTGGCCTCGATTTCCAGCCGCGCCTTTTTTGTGCTGCTATGAAGCAGTCCGCCGATCAATCCGGCAATGCCCCCGATAAGCGCTCCGATCGGGCCGCGGATGGAGAAGCCGAGTAATGCGCCACCCGCTGCGCCTCCGAGTGCGCCAAGGACTCCGCCTTTCCCAACGCTCAGACTGAGCAGGCCAATGCCCAGCGTCGCCAGCATGCTTCCGCTGATCGGTCCGGCGTTGTGCGAAAATATTTTTCCGAGGATTCCGCCAAGCGGTCCCCCGATAGCTCCGCCCGGCCCAGCTCCTGACGGGAGCGTCGTTCCAGCGCCAGCGCCTCCGCCTGCCGATAATCCAATCGATCCGAACGCGCCTCCGCCCCCGCTCGTTTCGCCGCCGAAGTCGCCATTACCGCCCGGACCGAGCAAGCCTCCGGCAAACGTTGGCGTCCCGCCCGGCCCGCCGCTCGCGCCCCCGCCGAATCCGCCTCCGCCAAAAATCCCGCCGAAGATCGAGCCAAGAATTCCGCCGCCAGTTCCCAGCTGCTGCTGCGAGGCGCCTTTCATCTGCTGCATCCCCAGGATCCACGCCGCCACCATTTGGAAGACCAGGTGCTTGAACTGCGTCAGGAAGTATTTCCCTATGTTTCCGCTAGTGATGTTGTCGAAGAGGTTTTCCAGGTCGCCGGCCAGCTGATCGCGCATCTTCGCAAAGTTGACTTGCCACACGGCTGCAATCTGTTTCGCTGCTTCCTCGCCGGTGATCCGCGTCTCATCCAGCGCCTTCTGGATTTCGCGCAGCCGCCGCTGCGTGTCGATCGCGATCTGCGCATACGAGCGCTGCCATGGGGGCAGGACGGCCACCGCGGCCTCTTCCTGCACGCGCATCGTTTCCTCAGCCGCCTGGCGGCGCAGTTCTTTCAGCTGATTTTCCGCGATGATGTTGATGGACCGCACGCGTTCCAGGTACGTCTCCTCCTGGATCAGCTTCCTGTCCAGCAGGACTTTTTGCTCGTCGACAGCGTTCCGTTCTCGCTCGCTGATCTCGGCCGCGCCCTTCACATACGTCAAGAGTGCTTCCTGCGCCAGGTGCCTGGTCGCATCATTCTCCGATCGGATGTAGGCGACTCTCTGCGCGGAAGCCTTCGCGTGGATTTCGTTGATCTCTGCGTTGCCCACGCGGTGCGTGGTGATCCTGGCATTCATTTCCGCACGAATGACGGCCGTCTCCCCGCGCTCCTCCTGATTGATTTTCGCGATGCCCTGGACTCCCTCCAGGCGTGCCGCGTTCTGCAGCTTCAGGATCTCGATCGGCTCGGTGCGCAGCTCCTCATCCAGGAGCTTCGCCTGCTCCACGTTGAGGGCGTTCAGGGACTCTTTGACCTTCGCGAGGTCATCGACCAAGCGGCCGCCCGCAGCGCTGAATTTCTTCGCCAGACCGCTCTTTACGGAATCACCAAAATAATCGCCTGTTAGCCCGAGCTGTTCGTTCAGCCTCCGGACGCTATCTTCGGCGCCCTTGATCTGACTTTTTATTTGCTCAAGATTCTGCGGACCCTGCAGGATTTTATTGGCCGCTGCGACGCTCGAAATCACGGCTGCATTCTGTTTTTCGGTCTCTTTCAGCGCCTCGTTAAAGCCGGTGAGCTGCTCGAATGCCTGCTTTAGGATCTCGATGAATCCGAGTACCGCCAGCCCGCTGAAGGCGGCGGTAAAGATCGGCCCCAGGAGCGAGCTCTCCGCGATCACTCCGCGCAACGCGCGCGGCACTTTCACGCCAAACTCTTCGCCCAGCAGCGCCGCGCTCTCCCGCGCCTTCAGCGCGCCGCCTTCGATGTTATTGAACGTCTGCTCGGAGATCCGCTGGATGGGCTGGAGCGTCGCGCCCGTCTGCGCCACCTGGGCATTCAGCCGCTGCAGCGCGGCCGTCGCTTGCCCTTCTTGCACTTCTATGACGATGGAAGCAGTCGCCGCCACTCAGCGTTCCCTTCCGGCCGCCGCGGCCTCACTCTTGCAATCGCCGCACGTTCTGCCAAACGCAGCGTCAGCCAGCGGTTTGCCGCAGCCATTGCAAGGCGGATGAAGCCGTTGGAATTTCATCCGCGCTTCTCCGATGATCGCCAGCGTCATCACCTCTTCCGCGGTCAGATCCGCATGGTGAAAGGCGATTCCCGCTTCCAGTGGCTGCGCGATTTCTTCCATCACATACCCGAGCCACATGTAGTATCCCGGCGAGAGCGTCCGCGCGTCCGGCATGCGCAGCATCGCCTCGGAGTTGACCGCGATTTCGGCGAAGCGTTCATTGCGCGCCCGCTCGGCTGCGTTCAGCGACTCTTCGAGCAGCTCCAGCGCCGCCATGCGCAACCCTTCCGGATCTTGTGCAACCGCGATCATTCCTGCTCCACGTTCTCCTCGATCGAGTCTGGACATTTCCGAATGGCGTCTATGTTGGCCGGGGTGAATATGGCGTAGAAAGGTGCGTTCATCGCAGCAGGCGGCAGATCCTTTCTAAACATCTTCCTGCCGCGCACGACCACGGCTGTGAGCCGCATGGGCGGCAAGTTTTCCTTCGGCGGTTTCATTCCGAGCATGGTCAGTCGCTCGTTCCTTCCGCGTCCTCCTCGTCGATGCCCCTGGATGTTTGGAAGAGCCGCGCGACAACTGCGGCTTTGTGGAAGGCATCCATTTCGCGCGCGATTCCCTCTCGGCCGGCCAGCGCGCGGCCGCCAACGGAGTATCCTTCGACGCTCTCGATCAGCTCATCGAAGAGCTTCACCAGCACAGGATGTCCCGAGGGAATCACCGTCGTCCCGTTGCGGCTTCCGCCCACAACGAAGGCGCGATTCTTGGCTTTCAGCACGCGCCGGCGATGCTCGGCCGAAGGCATCGCAAAACGGTGGACCAGCTTGTAGTAGATCTTCATCCCGCCGCCCTCGCCCTCGTTCCACATCGCGTCGACGAAGACGCTCGCGCCCTCCGCTTCGAGCATCGATTCGTCCGCCGGCTCGGTGTGCGTCAGGTTCATGATCAGCCCCATCGCCGCCAGGCGGTGATGCTGCGGCACGCATTCGGGCCACGTCGGCAAATCCTGTGGAGCGCGGCCATCGCGCGTCTGGTAGCCTTCCACGCGCAGTATCGCGCGCGAGTAGACGGTGAGCGACGGCGATTCCAGGTCGATAACCTGAGCCATTCCGCCTTTCTCTTTCTTGAACTCCACGACCATGCCGGCGTAGAACTTTTCCCAATCGGCGGCCGTGAACCGGCGGAAGATGTGGCGATAGCTTTTGCCGCCGGATTTGAAGACGGCGACGCGCTCCGGCGCATCGAGCGGAAGGAGCTCCGGTTTCTCCTCGATCTTCTGCGGACCGGGCAACGCCGCGAATGAATCAGTTATTTCCCGGGGAAGTGCAACCTGCAAAGCGTCCATGAGACACCTCTTTTCAGTTGAGATGTCTCAGGCTCGGAGGCGGCTGGGATTTGCCGCGCCCGCTTCGATCAAGCTCGAAAGCCCTGAGTTATTCCTCTGCGGCCAGCTTGTTTGCCCTGGGGAAGGGCCCGTTCCGCAGCATTGCAACAAAAAAGTCTTTTTTTTATCCGGCCGTCAGCCAGGTCGCTTGGTTGTTGATCGCCGTCATTTCGATCGGCTCATTCGCGCCGCTCTTGAAGATGCCGTCCTCGCCGCTGTCCAGATTCCACGCCACAAACGAGCCATCCGCGCCAGGCGTTCCTTTGAACACGATCCCCGGAAAACGGAATTTCAGTTGCGCGGCCGCGCCGGAGTTGATGTTGATCTGCAGCTCGCGGATCGTGTCGTTGATGATCAGTGTGCGGATGTCGTCGACGTCCTTCGCCGCCACTTGCATCTGCACGCTGAAGCGCATGTCCCCGCGCCGATGGAAGCCAGCGAAGAGCCCGCTGCCCGGATGACGGACGTCCTCCTGGTTGGCCGTGATGTTCACCGTCCAGGAGCGGATGCGTTCCTTGATGGAGACGGGCGCGCCCTGCGGCCCCAGCAGAATGTCGGCGTCGTTATTCAGGATGAACACCGGATTCGTCAGCGCCGGCAGCGCCAGCACGGAATCGAGATGCTTTCCCGAGCCGATCATCTCCATGTCGCATTGCACCGGCCCGATCGCGGAGCCGGTAAATTTCAGCGTATTGATCGCCAGATCGAAGAGCTTGTATTTGATGTCCGACGTATCCTGGAGCAGCACGCTGGTCACCGGAGAAAGAAAGTTCGAAAGGTCCGCCGTGAAAAGATGCGTGTAGGGCCCTGCGCCGCTAGTCACCACTTTCCCGAAGCACATCGCCCCGAGCCACCCGGCAATGTAGTCGTACATCGCCATGCCGCTGATGGAGAATTTACTGTTGCGGCGGATCTCCGCGCGCACCGTCGCCCATGGATGGCCTTTCGCTAGATTCTGGTCGGAGAAATATTCCTTCACCGGAAACTGCGCGAACGCTGCGCCATCGAACCGCAGGTTGTGCCCCGCGGTAAAGTTCGCGTCCAGGATCCCCGTGCCGTAGGTCGTTTCCTTTTCGTCGGCCACCGCGCAGGCGCGCGCCCGGATCAGTTGTGAATTAAACGTCGGCATTCCTCAGCTCCTCTCGGCTTGGGGCCGGCACAGCCGCTTCAAAAATCAGTTCCCCATCTATCCGCGTATTCGCGAGCCGCGATGCAAATTCCGCAGCCGGCAGCCGCAGTGCCTCGCCCGGCACAAAGCAGTATTCGTAAGTGCCGCCGTGCACTCTCACGGGCGCCAATTTCTCCGCAGTGGCTGTCAGCTTCACGTCCACGAAATCTTCTGCCGTCATTTTCTTCGGCCTCCTCATGTCGTAGACAATGGGAACTCGATAGCTTCGAATGTCAGCTCGCAGTAGTGACAGAGCACGCTGCCGATCGTTGCCGCTGCCACAACGCGCGCCGACACCGGCGTCGTATCGAGCACTTTCCCATTCAGGTTCCGCTTCGCGCGCAGCGCCGCGCGCACTGCTTCGATCAGGTCTTGGAAGGTTTGCTCCGTGGCATCCTTGTCGCTGACGCCCAGATAGCCGCGAATCACCAGCGCGTGGCGTTCTTCCGTCGCCCCGACCGTCCTGTCCGTCGAAGCCGTGCCCTCGCGCGTGATGTCCCACCCCAGTACCCTGTCACCGGAGACGTAGAGACTCTGAAATTCTTGCTCCGTTTGCACCGCTCGGCGGTAGGCATGCACGTTTCCGACGTTCGCGACGGCGCCCACAATGCCCGCCACTTCGTTCAGGATGGGCTTCAAGCTCATTTCGTCAGCCCCAGCGCTTGCAGCGCCTTCGCGATTTGCGCCTGGAAGATTCCGGGCAGCTCAGGTTCGAGCTTCGTATCGGCGCGCGTGAACATTCCAAACGCCGACGTGCCGCGCCGCGCAATTTTTCGCGCCACCGCGAATGCGATTGAGAGCGCCTGCTTCTCGCCCGATACCGAGAATTTCTTTTTTACCCACAGCAGCAGCGCCGAAGGCGGCGGAAAGTGCGGCCCCGTGCCACTCTCGACGTAGCCGGCGTATTGGTCGCCCGGCGAGCCGGCTTTGATCTCCACGCGAGTAATGTCCACGAGTCTCACGGTTTCGAACGTGATGCTATTCACCAGGTTCCCCGTCGCCACGGCCGGTCCGCGGCCGAGGTAAGGCGACGAAATCGTTTCCTTCACCAGCGCCTCGCCCCGCGCGCCGGCCACAGCGAGCCCGTTTTGCAGGCCAAGCTTCACCCCGGCCCTCACTTGCGCCATCGCCGTATCCAGTCCCCTGATGATGATCTTGATCATCGCGAAGCCTTGCGGTGCGTCAGCCGGTCGAGCCCGACGCCGAGCGTTTCGTGAATGCTTCCCGTCGCGATCGCCGGCCCGATTTCCACGCCCTTATCGTCCGCCGGAATCCCCAAATGATTGAAGTAGCGCTTCGCCGCCACTTTCGCGAGCCCCAGATATTCCTGGCTCTTCGTCCGGTAGTTCACCGAATCCGCGTTCAGCGTCGCGTCGCCGGTCTGCGCATGGATGCCTGCCAGTGCTTCGTAGCAGAGCGCTGCAGCCCAATCGCATACCGCTTCGAAGTCCACGTCTGGCACGGTCGAACCATCGCCCTTGTGCCGCGCCGTCCAGGTGATGCGCACGCTGTCGCTCACGGACGGCGTCGTGCCCAGGAGCATGACCTGCAGTCCGGACGGCGAGCGGTACACCTGCCAGTCCTCTTCCAGGATCAGGCTCGGCGGCACGATGCCGACGGGAAATTCGATCAAGCGGATGACCGAGAAACCGTCTTCGTAGACTTCCGGCGGATTCGCGCTCGTCTGCGGCACCGCCAGGAGCGCCGTGCCGTTGCCTGTCTGATCGCTCACCAATTCGCGCGGCCGGTCCTTCGAATAGCGCTGCAGGATGGCCTGTTGCAGCAGCGAGTCGCGGTCGCCCGCAGCCAGCTTCGCAGCGCCGTCCCGGAGGGCGACGTCGCGCTGCGTCTGGAATTGGTCCAGCGTATGGCTCATTCAATCCCCGCGAGGCTAAGACTCTTCGAGCATGACGTGGAGATAGACGGACAAATCGGTGGCGCCCGTGCTGAGTCCCGTCACGTCAACGCGATAATAATCGCCGGGCTGCACGCGCACGCCAGCCTCCGGACCGCCGAATACCGGCGTCAGCACTCCGTTGCCAGATCCGCCCGTCGGCAGAACCACGGCGGCAGCGGCGTCGCGCCGGCGTTTCGTCGCCGCGTTAAACGCGATGCTCGGCACCGTCGAAAAAATCGAAACGGTGTTCAGCTTCCCGTCCACCACGGTGGGACCCGCCGCGCTCCCAGCGTTGCCGAGATATGTCTCCACTTCGACGATGCGTCCGCGAAACTCGAACTCATAACCGGCCTGGTCGTTCGCCACCGCCGGCGCCGCCTTGTGCAGGTGAATGACGACCCTGCGAGGACCGAAGTCGCCGCCCTGGAATGCCGCACCGGTCCTCTTCGGCCCCGCATCTTTTCCGTATTGCATCGGACTCTCCTTCTCGAATTTTGCGGCTGAGGCCCCGAACCCTGGCCCGAGGCCCCGCCGGAATCAGCTTAACTGTTCAGCTCAGTTCAGCTCGCTCTATGGCACCACTTCCTTGAACACGCCTCGGAAATCGATCGGCTTGCCGCCGAATACGAACTTCACCTTGTACTGCAGTTGGTCGTTCGTGAACTGCGTGCCTTGCGTGGGCAGGTTCGCCAGGAAGATTTGCGGCGTTTCGTAACCGTCTAGGAAACCGATTTCGAGGAATGGCGCATTGGCTGGCATGCTTCCGCCGAACCAGTCGTTAGTATCCGTCAGCAGCGGGTTCACGATGATGTTTTCCTCGTTGTCCCCGAACTTGTTGTACCAGTTGTTCGTGGCCAGCATGTTGCGGTTGATCTGCATGGCCCCGGGGCGCAGGTCGATCGGAATCATGATCCAGTCGAGAGTCAGGCCCAGCCGGTTGGTGGAATCCTTTTCCGATTGCTTTGCCAGCAGGATGGCGCGGGCGTCCAGCTCATTCGAGGACAGGGCCGCCACCCCGGTGTTGGCGTGCGTGGCGTGGAACCACGCCAGGCCGTCCGGGTCGTAGTTCGGCGGCGTGGTGAAGAAGTTGGTGACGAAAGTCGCCAGCGTATGCCGTGCGGCGCGAGCCAGGCGGTTCGGGAATTGCGCGATCTTGTTCAGATCGTCGTTGCGGATCGTCTCTTCCGAGATGGTCAACAATCCGCCCTTTTTCCCGATGGTGTACGTGATTTTTTCATCGGTGGGCTTCGTCAGTTCAGTGTAGGCTCCGGCTTCCGCCACCGTCGGCAGGTCGGAGAGATACCCGAGCCGCACGCGATCCTGCGGCTTATAGTCCGTCAGGCGTGTTGTGGTGTAGAGCCGCTCAAGGCCCGGAACGATCTGGAATTCCGCATAGTCCTGGATGAGCTTCTTCGTCAGCGAGTTCAGCAGGATGTTCGGAAAGTCCGTGGTGGCGATCGCTTCCGACACGCGGAAGAAGCCGCCCTGGGCGAACGAGCAATCGCGATCTCCGCTGATGTGTTGATACGCATCGCGGATCCCGCGGAATGGCCGCACGCTTTTGTCTTTGAGCGCTTCTTTTACGCCCATCAGCCCATCCATCGCCAGTTGGATTTTGTCCAGGCTGTTTCGGCCCACTTCGATCGAGCCCGTGGTGGTTCCCACGCTGGTGAATGCCGCGAACGATTCGCGCGTCTTCAGGATGTACCCGTCAATCGCCTTGTCGTCCGCCACGATGCCGTTGAAGTGTTCCCGCACCAGCGTCTGCGCCGGCATGGGCAGTTTCGATTCCGTCAGCTTCCGCTCAAGCGTGGAAGCGAAATTGATCTTCTTCGCATCGGCGAGAGCTTCCTGGGCCCGCAGCATCACTTGCCCGTTCTGCGCTGCCAGCGCGGACTTCGTGACTTCCGAAAGCATATCCGCGACGGCTCTTCCCGCTGCCGGGTCAGACACCACCGCAGTCGGCAGCTTTTCAGCCACCGCTTCGCTCACCTTCGCAAAGAATTCGAAGTGCTTGTCCTCGGGGCAAGTTTCGAACTCCTTCGCAAAGTCCGAGGCGCGGCCGGCATCGATTCTCCGGAGCGCCTCAAGCACTTTGAGAATTGATTCTCGCATGCTCGTTCCTCCTTGATTTCGGCCAGCGCCTTGCGGCCCGCCGCTTTCCCGGGTTGAGCCCGGTGAACTTTTTTTCTTCACTGCAGTGCGCTGTGCGAAGGCGACCTCCGACAGCATCGTACGCGAAG